GTCGGAATAGAGATTTTGACGAAGTTGAATCTCAAGCTCCTGTTCTTTTGATGGTGGAAGCACAGAAAGGTTTTTGGATGCAAATCCTAACCAATCTCGTATCTTACCTATACTACAAACCTCCTTAAAGGGATGTAGTAGATAAAACCTCAATAGATTCAGAGTTTTCCCCTCCCTCTCCCCCTTTAGCTCGGCCTGCAAGGCCTGCCATTGAGGGTGAGTCAGAATGTACCTTAGTGTCTGTACACCCTTTTCATCCCCACCGTCCCATCTACGACAAATACGTTTGGCAAACTCCAGTCGTTGACTGATAGTTTGGGAACCTAATTCCTCTCTCAAAGAGATTGGAGAAATGTTCTGACCAGCTATAACTACCTGCGATGCAAAATTTATCAATCCTTTATTTGATATAAGGGATTTAGCAACACTAATAGTTATTCCGTATTGTTCGCATATGGAAAGGTAAGACTCGGCAACATTTTTATCGGCGATGACGATGTCATCACCTAATACCAAGTACGCATTGAACCATTCTGTATACCCGATTTTATGGGCAGCAAATTGGACAATAGCATGATGGAGTAGTGCCAGTGCACCCCAGGAAGACAACGCTCCCATGGGTTGGCCACGTGTGTAGCAGATTTTGGATGAAGATAGATCTTCAGGGACCGGAAGTTTAAAAACATCCGGTTTCACAAAGAAGTCACGTTGTGACAATAATTGTAACCACAAATCTGCCGCCTCCTCTCCAAGCATAGGCCGCATGAGACTTGAATACAACTGTCTTGGAATAAGATCAGTTGCCGACTTGAGGTCATATGAATAACAATCCATATAACCTCTCTTCGAAAATTCTTCTAAGCGCCCCTCCTGATCAAAAGTAGCATCAGAAGGGATGTTTTTTAGAATAGAAAACAAGAACTCGTGGACCGGTTTGAGTGCTACTTGTGTGAAATAATCACATATAGCAACAACTCTAACCTTTCCTGCTGCCTCTTGTATCGCATGGAGACGTCCTGTCATAGGACTCGGAGTCTGCACACGGGCTGGCCATTCCCCTAACTTCTGTCTCATATAGAGGTTGTAATATAGTTCAGTGTCATGCCAAGTAGCGATTTTATCTTTTGATACTGTATCTTGCAAC